GAAATTATGAACGAAGCACCAAGAATTGGTCTTGATGAAGTACACATCGCAAGAGTTATCAGCGATGACGCAAACGGAATTGTTTACGATACACCTATTGCCCTTAAAGGTGCAGTAAATGCTACCGTAAATCCAAACAGTGATGTTGCTACTGACTACGGTGATAACGGAGTTTTCTTCGTTACAAATAACCGTGGTAATACTGAAATGAACCTTGAATTAATTGATGTTGATTCAAGTGTTCTTGCCCTTATGTTAGGACAGAAAAAAGTAAAAGGTATTACAGTAGAAGCACCATTAGATCAGAGTCCATACTTTGCAGTTGGTTTCCGTGTATGGATTGCCGGCGAAAAAGACGGAGAAAAACGCTATCAGTATTTCTGGTATGCAAAAGGTAAATTCTCTGTTCCAGAAACAGGCGGAAGTACAAAGACTGAATCTATTGAATTTGGTCACATTAATTTGACTGCACAGTTTGCACAGACAATCTACAACGGAATTATCTGTACACACGCAAGAAGTGATGATGATGAAGTTTCATCAAGTGTAATTACAAATTGGTTCTCTGCACCTGTAATTTCAGTTGCTTCAGATGATACAGCCTTAACAGTTGTTATCGCAGAAAGTAGCGGAAAAGTAACATTTACAGGAACTAAGGCAAGTGGAGAAGATTTCGTATTTGCAAACGGTTCTATTGACAACGGTATAACAATCGGTGTTCTTGATTCAAGTAATAATCTGCTTGAAGGAACTTATGCAGTAAATGGCAATGTAATTACATTCACACCTGCAAGCGGTACACCTGCAACCGCATTCGTTACAGGCGGACTGAAAGATAATAATGGAGTTGGTGCAACACCTAAAATTGAAACTCTGTAATTAGTCGCAAGTTTGCGTTTAATCCCTTGTTGGTATATACTCTTTATATCCGCAAGGGATTTTTTGTTTTATAAGGAGATACAAAAGATGGGAAAAGAACTTAATAAGGTAAGGGGCGAAAAAGTAACATTATTTATCCAGGGTAAAGAAAGAGAAATCAAGTTTGGTTTCAATGCCTGGGCAATTCTTGAAGAAGAATACAACGGATTGAAAAACCTTGATAAAATGGAAAAGGATGTAAACGAAAGACCGTTTAAGACAATTCCACATTTACTTTATATCGGATTGGTAGATAAGGAAGGAGTAACAGAAGAAAACATCCTTGAAGATTATGGGTTGAACGATATAGACATGATTGCCGAAAAGTTTAATAAGGCTATATACGGTTCATTACCTATTGACGAAAAAAAAGCGGTGAAGGAAGCAAAGAACTAAAAGAGTTCCCCTATGCTTATTTAATAGCAGAGTGTCTTTTAATGGGTATAGGGGAAGATGAATTCTGGAAATCCACACCTAGAAAGATAATTGCTTTAATTGACCAGAAGAAAGAGATTGAAAAGGCAAGGATTAAAAATCAAGCGGTATATATTGCTTGTATGGTATGGGGTAAAGACCCTGACGAAGTTGAGCAAAAAGGTGGACCAGTTGCGGGGCGTGATGTACCAATAAACGAGAGTGCATTAAAAGGCTTGATGATGTAAGGAGAATTTAAAAAATGGCAGATTACACAATAAGTGCAAAAATTACAGGTGACGCAAGCGGTTATGAAAGTGCAGTAAACAAGGCAAATAAAGCAAGTTCTAAACTTTCTAAAAGTGTATCTGATGTCTTAAAAGGATTCGGAAAAAGTGGGCTTGGTGGTTCATTAGGTCAAATCGCTTTAGGATTTGGAAGTGTAACTACTGCCGTTTCTCTATGTACTAAAACCTTGAAAGGTTGTGTAAAAGCCATTAATGAAACATCAGAAGCATATAAGGTCCAGATGAAAGTCGAAAGCCAGTTAGAACAGGCTTCAAAAAATAATCCTTATATCAATGAAGAATCGATAAAAAGATTAAAGGCTTATGCAAGTGAAATTCAGAATATCAGTAATTATGGTGATGAAGAACTGATAGGAAAGATGTCGCAATTAGTAGCACTAGGGCGTAATGAAGCCGAAGTAATGAAAATTATTAAAGTTGCAACTGATATGTCGGCAGACGGTTCAATGACCCTTGATACCGCTGTTACACAATTAAATGCTACTCTTAATGGTAACATAGGTCGATTAGGACAACAGAACGCAGAACTTAAAGGCTTGACCGAAGAAGAATTGAAACAGGGAAAAGCCATTGATATATTGGGCGAAAAGTTCAAAGGAATGGCAGAAGCAACCGCAGATACATCTATACAGATGAAAAATCTGAAAGGGGATTTTAAAGAAGCCATCGGAAGGTTCACACTTCCTACATCTGATTTATGGAATAATTTTTGGTCGGGATTCTATAAACTAGGTGCAAAAGTAATTAATAAATTAAGTGACGATATTGAAAAAAGGGCTTTAAATAAGGCACTTGCACAATATGGTGAACAAAATTATCAGACTATTCTTAAAGGAATTGACAGAAAACAGTCTACTAGAACAAGTGCATTAGGAATTAAAAATTATGCTAGAAGTATGACATCATCAATGCTTGATGTAACTGTAGCATATCTCGAAAAAGAATATCCACAACTTATTGAAGATTCACAGACAGAAGAAGGAATTATTTACAATATTCTTAAAGCAGAGCAACAGAGAAAACAGGAGATTCAGAAAGAACGGGAAGAAGAAGAAGCAAGATTGCAGAAACTTGCAGAAGAAGAAGCTGAAAGAAAAAGGCTTAATGAAGAACAGACAAAGTTTGTAACTGACTTAAAGCAGAAGCACGCAGAAGCAATCAGACAACAAGAGGAAGAGTGGAAATATACCCAAGAAATAACAGGAACAGAAATTGACCTTAACGAGAAATTGTCTTTTTATCAAAAAGATTTAATTGATATAATGACAGAAGGTGCGGGGCTTATTACAAAAAATAATGAATATTATAAAAGACAGATTGCAATTATTAATGACATAAAAAAGAAACTTGAAGAAACGGGTGAGGTAGTAGAAGAAAACGGAGTTGTTGTAGAAACAAATGTTGTAACTGTATGGGATACAGTAAGAGAAAAAATTAAAGGGGTTGTAAATTATTTAAAAGAAAATTGGGGAAAAATATTAAAATCAATAGTAACTTCGACAATACAGTTCGGGGCAAAACTTGTAACTAAAGTAGCAGAGGTAATAGGTAATATAATTAATGTTATCTCCAATATTTCTAATTATGTTGTAAATATGTTTAATACTGTTAAAGGTGTTTTGTCTACATTATTTGAATTTGATGTAGATGAAGCATTAGATAACTTACTTGAAGTTGAAGATAGTATTTTGACATTCTTTGTGGAAACATTACCAAGATTACCTTCTTTTTTTGAATCTGCATTTAGTTCTGTACTAACATTAATTGGTTCTATAACTAATTCAATTAATTGGGAGAATGTAAAAAAAATTATATCTTCAATAATTGAAACAGTTGTAACTTATGCACCAAAAATTATAAAAGGAATTGTAGATTTATTTGTAAATTTAGGAAATACTCTTCAACAAGTTCTTGTAGAAAATGCACCAAGTATTGTAGACGCATTAGGGACTATGTTTTTCACAATTATAGAATCTTTACCAAGTTTGATAACAAATGTAATTACTGTTGCAGGAACTTACATTTCACAAATCGGTAAATATATTACAGATAATGCGGAAAAACTTTCTACAGATTTAACATCAATGGTGAAATCAATAGTTGACAGTATTTCAACATTTATTACTAATGGTGGCTGGAAAAATATTTTGTCCGCAATTCTCACTATTCAAAAATCAATAGAAAATGCGGTTGCAGATAATATGCCAGCTATTGCAGAAGCAATCACAAACGCATTACCTGACCTTGTACAAATGTTGATTGATTCTATTGTATCAGCAAGTAGAACTTTGGGAAAAATTGCGAAAACATTGCTCCCATTAATAGCAAAAATTATTAATGCTCTTATTGAAGTTATCACAAGTGATGAAGTAGTTGAATCAAGTATTGAAGCAATCGAAGGTATTATTGAAGGTTTAATTCCGGCGGTAGTAGATATAATGGTAAATGCTTTACCTAAATTAATTACATTCTTTCTACTTAAATTGCCAAGTTATATACCAAAATTAATTGGTGGTATTATATCGGGTTTAATAAATGGCTTTAATAAAGTAAATTGGGGTCAAGTTGTACAAGATGTATTTACTGGTTTTGTTGACGCATTTAAAAATATGTTTGGAATTCATTCCCCTTCTACCTTGTTTGAAAGTTTTGGTGGTTACATAGTTCAAGGTTTTGTCAACGGATTAAAAGGCATTGCAGAAGCAACAATGATTATTCTTCAACCTATTATTAATCTTCTGCAAAGCACATTTACAGGGCTTGGTGAATTGATCATGAACTCGATGAACGCCAGCTTGCAAAATGTAATTAATATTCTCAATACATTAGGAAGTATAACAATTAATCTGACTAATTCAATTTTTGGTGGATTAAAAGTAATGGTGGACTCAAGTACAGAATCGATGAAAGTTTTAGGAAAGGTTACCATTGCGACTATGGGTGCTATTGTAAAGGCTATGGCGGATGTACATAACATTTTACGTGAAATTATTAAATCAGTTACCACAATTAAAGTAAGGACACCTTGGCAGACTTACGAGATTGGTGGAGTTGATATTGGAACTGTGTCTGCACCAGATATAAGTGGATATATTAATTTAATTAATGCTTTTGCCAAGGGAACAGATAACGCACCAAAAGGTTTAGCTATTGTTGGAGAAGCTGGTCCCGAACTTGTTAATTTCAATGGTGGTGAGCAGGTATTGAATAACAGAAACACGAATAAAGCATTAGAAGGAATGGGAAATAAAACTAATAACTTCAATGTAACTTTCAATAACTTACAAGATACCTCTGCCTATGCTATGATGAATCAGTTGAAACAGTATAACAGGGCAATGGCTATTAATGGGATTTTATAGGAGAAAAGAAAATGCAAAAATTAGTTTGGACAAATTCAGATGGTGATAGTATTGATTTGACTAGTGGAAATTATGGAATTACAAATTGGGAAGGTTTTTCAAACACTTCTCTAAATATCCAAAGTCAGCAAGTACCATTTCAAGATGGTGGAGTTTTTCTTGACGCATTACTTGAACAAAGGGAATTATCTGTTACACTCGCTATGCAAGATAACGGAAACCTCGAAGATAGATACAGAATGAGAAGGGAATTAATCCACGCATTAAACCCAAAATTAGGTGAAGGTTATTTGATTTACAAAAACGACTTTACAGAAAAAAGAATAAAATGTATTGCTCAAGTTCCACTGTTTGAAACTCATAACAGTAATGATTCAGGAACACCAAAAGCTACTTTAGTTTGGAATGCTTGTGATCCTTACTGGGAAGATTTGGAAGAAACTGAAATTATATTTTCTAAATTTAAAAAACCTATAATTAATAACGAAGGTGATATAAATGTTCCCGTAAATATTGTTATAAATTCACAGGGAATAGATACACTTAAAGTGTATAATCAAATCAATAATAAAAGTATTGAAATAAAAAATAATACCCATTTTCAGATTCTGATAAAAACAGGAAATGGTGAAAAATCTGTAATGGGTGGAAATGTCAAAGCTGAATTACAAACTATAAACTTAAGACTTTCTGCAAAATTACAGAAAGAAAATGTAATTTATTTTGGAACTCAAAACGGATATTTAATAAAAACCGAAAATTATTTTAAAACTGTTTCTTGGATAAAAAAAATAAGTGATTATCCAATTATACAGATTTATGAACACGATTCAAAATATTTTATTTGTTGTTCTGAAATCCTTGAAGAAATGAGTGGTACAAATCGAAATTGCGAAATGTATATTACGGAAGATTTTGAAAGCTATACAAAATATGAAAGTTTAGGAAGAAAAATACTGTATTCAGAATTGTTTCAAAAGTATGCAATAGTTAAAAGTCTTAATAGGATTGAATTTAGGAATGATGATTTTTCTATCGCAAATAGTATAAATTTTACAGGTTCACCTTCTATGATTGATGTTTGTGAAACAAATGAAGCAGTTTATTGTATCAATTCATTAGGTCAGGTTTTTAGATTTGAAGATATTAATAATTATACACAAATTTCAAATAATATTATCCAATTACTAGAATATCCTATTACTTGTTGTGTTGGTGATGGAGATTATGCTTATTTTGTGAGTGAAAAGAAAACTTGTGCATATAAACATGGTACAGGAGCAATTTTCTTAAATGGTGGAATCAGAGCAGAGAAAGATAATTATTATGGCGGAGTTATAATTGATGGTAGAATATTAGTGGTTAATGGAAGTGTGTTGGTAAATTCTGATAATTTAATTACAGAGCCATATATATATTATTATGATGAATATCAATATTTACATACAGGAAGTTTGCAATTTTCTAAAACAAGAGATTTAAGCAGTTATGAGATTGTAAAAAATAGCAATTTATCAAATGTTGCAAACATAGTATTTTGTATTGGGATCTTAAATAACGAAATATATTTATCTTACAGTGGAAATGTATACAAAACTAAAGATTTTAAAATATTAGAAGTTGTAGACACAAAAGGAATTACAACTTATGGCATGGGTGTTTTTAATAATGTAGATAAAGCCTTTATGGCAGGCAGGGATGGAACAGGATATTATATTAATATTTATGACAAAGAGTGGAATTTAAAAAGACTTTCAGCAGGAGCAAATGAAATTACAACACCTGCAATCTATTGCAATTATTTAGATACAATCATCGCAAGGGGATACTACGAATATCATACCTTAAGAGTTTACGACAAAGAAAATAATAAATATATAACACTATCACCATATACGGGTACAGTAACAATAAATTGGGTATGTGAAAAGGGGAAGTATTTGTATTATGGTACTTTTTTAAATCGTATTACTTGTGTTGATATGGAGCATTTAACTGAAAGTGAATATAAAACTGAAATTGTAACGGGTATTACTGCAGAAGGAATTAATGGCTGTATTTATATTACATCCAATAATTATTTTATTGCCTGGGATATTAACGGGAATATTTACAGAAGCTCTAATGTTGCAGATTGGGAAACATTCAATGTTTGTGAATCAAAAATAAACAAATGTATTTGGAATCAAGATAATAATATTCTTGTAGTTTTAACAGAAAGTGATGGAGTTTATTTTGTAAATGTAAATACTTTTGAGAAAAAACATATTATAATAACAGAAACAGAAGAAGCGTTTTTTGATGGTGTATTTTATAATGGCAATTTTTATTTTATAAGTTCACTTGCGGTTTATAAAGTAAATGTTGTTTTTGAAGATAATATTATAAATCAGATAACAAATGAATCTGATATGAGCTTTAACCTTGAAAAAGGTGAAAACCTTATAGGATATGAAGGTTCAAAGGATTTTTCGTTGAGTATACAATATCGTCAAAAATACATAGGAGTATAAAATGAGTTACAAAGAAAAGCCACAGATTAAACTTTACAAATATGAAAACTCTGCTTTCATTCTACAAGCTATAATTGATGACTACCAGGAATGTAGTTTTGAGCGAAATCTGTATCAAGCAGGAACTTTCACAATCTCAATTAATTATAATATTCCTAACTCACAATTATTTCAGCGTGGCTTGTTTGTGCAATTTGGAAATGATTCTTATGACTTTGGGGAGATAATTACTATTAATGATTCTATCAGTGAAGATGGGAAAGGTTCACAGATCAGAACAATTACAGGTTATGACGCAAGATATATTCTCAAACGCAGAGTAATTAAAAATATGAACTCTAATGGGTTATGGACTATGACCGCAAAGGGTGAATTGTGTCTGCGTAATCTGATTAAAGACCAGTGTGGAGAAAATGCAGAAGAAAAAAGACGTTTACCAATAAATAATATAATTCCTGCGAGTGAAGAGGCTCTAGGCAAAGAATATTCAGTTAGTGAACAGTTTACAAATCTTTATGAAGTTTGTAAGACAATAGCAACACAATCAGAAATCGGTTGGCGAGTTGCTTTAGAAAACGGTGAATTAACTCTTGTAATTTATAACGGTGTAGACCGTAGCACAGAAGTAAAGTTTTCAACTGATTATAACTCATTGAAAAATGGATCGTTTTCAGATTCATCAGAAAGTTTTGCAAACTCTATTTATATCGGTGGTAAAGGTCAGAACGAAGACAGGGATATATACGAAGGGGAAAAAGACGTAGTCGACAGTTATGTACTTGTTTCAAAGTCTACAAATAAATTAATGGTAGATGAAAAAAACTTCTTAGTTATGAATCACGATATCCCACAAGGTTTAGACAGATACGAAGCCTACGACAATCAAAGTTCAATGACTACGGAAGAAGAATACAGTAATGAAGCATTTAATATGCTTTCACAATACAGTCAAACTGTAACAATGAACGGAAACGGACTTGCGAAAAGTCCTTATATATACGGTGAACAATATAATATAGGCGATTATATAACACTTGAAATTAACAATAAAAGTGCAGTAATTCAGATACTATCAATAACAGAGCATTGGGGTTGGAATACTTATGATTTACAGTTCAGTTTTGGAAAACCTGTAAACACATTAAGCGACCAATTACAAATAATTTTAAGACAGATTCAGAAAGCAAGTAATAAAACAGAAAGCACCAACAGTGTCAAATATTACACAATTCCAGATGAAACAGAAATGCAAAAGGCGGATGTAACTTATAATACAATCGGATTTACAGGTAACGTTGGAAGTGGTGCTACTTTTAAGTTATATCTTGATGATGAAAAAACGGGTGCAAAGAGTTATCACGTTTATCTTAAACAGTTGGCAGGGGAAGGAAAATTAACTTTGACAACAGGAAAGGCAGGTGCTACTGATTTGTTGTTAGATTCGGGAACTTATGTTACTATAATTTACGTTGATGAAGAAGGAAATGTATATAATTACAGATAGGAGATAAAAAAGATGAACTATACAATTAATGAAATACCAGATACCGCAGAAGAAGCAAATAATACTGATTATGCTATTATGTGGCAGGACAAAACAAAGAAAATCAGTATTTCAAACCTTTTTAATAAGTTAGTAAAAAAGTCAGAAGTTACAAATACAATTTCTGCAATAAATGAAAACCCTATAACATCAAAAGCGGTTTCAAGCCTTCTTACAATTTCTGCAAGTACAACTACTATTACAGACGCACCACCATTACAGAACGGAATTACTTTGAGAATTTTCTTTACATCAGAAATTGCGGGAACTGATAATACAACAGTTTTACAGATTACTTATAACGGCACTTCTTACAACGTAAAAGTTCCAAAAGATGGAGCTTTACAGAACTATGTTGCTTTTGAAGTTTCTAGTGGTGTTTTTAAGTATCTTCAGGCTTATACAACATTAGAATTACTCTTTGACGGGACTCAGTTTGTGATTATTGGGAATCCTGTTGTTCTTAGTGGAAGTAATTATTTGTACTATGCGGATGGTAGTCATAATACGAATACTGTAGCTAGTGGTAATATACAATCTGTCACCTCGGATGGTGTAAGTAATGCTTTAAACAGTTATACAAAGCGACTTCAAGATGCTTTCTTAGAAAGTAATCAAAGTATTTCCTTCAATACACTAAGTACACACCCAGTAATTATATACGTTAATAATAACGATGCCAGAGCTATTTTCTATATAAACGAATGGGGAAATGAAGTGAGAACGTCAACTGTTTTTAACAGTTCTCCTTCTTCTTTTGACCCGATAGCAATTAATTATTCTAATTATGTTGCAACTATTACTAATAAGTTAGGTTCTAGCATAAGAGTGGTTGTACAGTTACCTTAATTCTTTGAATATAAACAAGGTATTTAACTAATAATGTCAATATAAGAATCTTTCACAACACCTACACATTTATACCTAATAGATTTTTCGGAATTTGTATTTTGTAAACTTAAATTTATAACCCCTTGCGTATCACCCGACAAATATCCAGTGTCTAAACCTTGCATACAATATACAACAACTAATTGTCCGTTTCTAAGAGGTTTACTTGTGTCCCATATATTATAGTCATACCAACTCCAAGTTTTAGTATCTTTGTCAAATGCTAGATATGGAGTTGGTAAAGCACCATATACACCATCCGAGGTGACAGATTGCATATTATCTCTACAATAAAACTATAATAATTCTATAATGTCATAAGAGTTTTTATTGCATTTATGTATTTAAACTATTCTTATGATGTCGAATGTAGTAAAACTTGCAAAAGTTAGACTTGCGGATGTCCCGTTTTTTGACATAAAAACTTATTAAGTGTTATACTTAATTTAGGTAGGTAAAAAAGTGAATGGGGAGTTTTTAAAAGACACATTACAAACAATTATCTTTCTCTTACCAGTTCTTGGTTTAGTATGGAAAGGTGCGAAAATGACATCTAAGGTTGAGCAACTAGAAGCGACTGTAAAAGAAAAAACCGAGAAGTTCTGTAAAGACCATTCGGAAATGCAGAAGAAAATGGAACAGGAGAAAACAAACAACGAAAAGAGCATTGACGCAATTATGAAGTCATTGACTGAAATTCAGAAATCAATAGTCCGTATCGAAACAAAATTGGATATGGAAGAAGGGGGCAAACGGTGAATCATCCACAGAGTTTAGCTGAAGAACTTTATAAGCATTTTCCAACAGAAAAATTAAAATCAATCAAGAATAGTGCCTGTTGTATATTTACTTTGTTCTGGTACTTAGATTTAGATTTTAATGATACAGAAGCAATAATGACAGTATCGGATTTAATCAATTCAAAATCACTTGATCCCGATTGTACTGTCTTTTGGAAAGCTTGTATTAAACAACTTACAGGCAGAGAGCTTATAAGCCTTGAAAAAGTAAAAATCAGTAACATAAAATGTATCAAAGAAAAAACTATTGTAAAATTCAGTAAAGGCAAGTTATGTCATTGGGTAGGGGTTGAAAATGGCAGGGTTGTTTTCAATTCATTAAATTATTCTAATTGTGTAGAAAACGGTGAGCCTACAGAATGCAGGATATTAAAGATTAGTGGGGTGAATTAATGTCAGAAGAAATCAAGGAAGAAACAAAAGGAATTAAAGCAAAAACTATTTCTTTAATTGGGAAAATTATAGGCGGTGCAATTATCTTAATCGGCTTTATTTTAAAAGCCTTAAATATCTGGAATGTTGAAGTAAATGATTTAATTAAAATAGGATTTGCAGAAATGGCAGTTTTCGGAACTATTGATATAAATATTGCCCTTGATAAATTTATCAAGAAGGATGAATAAATGGATATGATAACAGTTATTCTTGTATTTATTGCAGTAATTGCAATTATGGGCGGTGTTATCTACTGTTTAATTCGTGACAGAAAAAAACAGAAAGATGAAATCAAGGAATTAAAAAATATTATTAATTCTGAAAAAAAGAACCTGGAACAACTTTCTGAATACATCACAAAATTAGACAACATCAGAAAAGATGAAAAGGAACTTGCAGAAAAAATCAAGGAAGCAAAAACAGATGAAGAACTATACAAAATTATTAATGATATTGTTGCTCTTAATAATGACCGGGTGCAAAACGACAAAGATTGAAAAAGAAATTGTCCTTCCACCTAAACCACAAAGACAGGAATTGAAAAGCCCCGAAAACTTGAAAGACCTTGCAGACATTCTGAATTACTATGAGCATCTTGTTGAACAATGGGAAGAATGGGGTACTACGGTTGAAACAATTTTGACAGATGATAAAAATTAAAGTAATATAAATTTAACTCATTATTAACTTAGCCCCCTAGCTTAGTTATCGAGTTCAAAAAACTTTTGTGTTTACCCTTGCGATTCTTGTAGTGCAACGCTACCGCAAGGGTTTTTTATTGTCTGAGAACAAAAACAAAATATACCCTTAATTCGCTTATACGTTGACGTGGTGGCGTTCATATTGATTTTTTTGAGTAATTTATCAACTGAACCGTTTTGAATGCGTTATAGAGAATAATCACGATAACGTGATATTTTATTTTTTATAAAATGTGTTGACAAGATATAATAAAAGTGTTAAGATAAATACAGATTTAAGCAATAGGGGGCTTAATATGACAGTTACAATTTTTAATTCAAAAAACAAAGTACAAAAGATTTACAAGAAGGAAAGTTACAAACTTGCAATGAAAGTTCTGGACAGAATTCAGGGAAGAAATGGTTGGTACGCAAAAGTGGAAGAAGAGAACGGTTCTTACGACATATTTCATTATATAGACGGGGTATGGATGAACTAAATAAAAGGCGGGTGAAATATCCCGCTTTACTTTTTACAGTTTGTAAATTATAATTTTAAGTGTTGGAAGTCGTGAGCCAACATAAAATACAGTTTGCCATAAGAAAGGTTTATTTTCTGCTTTTGGATTCCGTTTCGCAAATTGGGCGGATTCGGCTCACTACCGACAAGAGCAGGAGATAAACCTTTTTTATTTGGCGAAAAGGAGAAAAGTAAAATGAGTGAAAATAAAAAGTATTTTTACTTGAAGTTGAAGGACAGTTTTTTTTCAAGTGAAGAAATGCTTGTCTTGGAAAGCGTTCCAGATGGAATGATTTATCAAAATATTTATTTAAGAATGTGTTTGTTATCATTAAAAAATGAAGGTGCATTGACATTCAAAAATATGTTGCCTTATGACCTTAAAATGTTAGCAACAGTTTTGCGAGTAGATATTGCACAAATGAAAATGGCACTTGAATTATTTGAACAACTTGGACTTGTAACTAAAACAGATAATGAAGTTTTATTTATGTCAGATATACAAGCCTTAATTGGTCAATCATCAACAGAAGCAGAACGAATTGCAAGATACAGAAAAAGGATTGCAGATAGTAACAATGTTACCGAGAAGTTACCTGAAAGTGAATGTACAAAAGGTGTACAAATGTTACAAAGTTGTACACCAGAGTTAAAGATAGAGAAAGAGTTAGAGTTAGAGAAAGATATAGAGTTAGAAAGGGAAACAACAACACGTTTTCATAAACCTTCTATTTCTGAAATACAACAATATTGTGAAGAAAGAAAAAACACAGTAAATGCAGAAAAGTTTTTTAATTACTATGAAGCTAACGGATGGAAGGTAGGGAAAAACAAAATGAAAGATTGGAAAGCCTGCATAAGAACTTGGGAACAAAATGAGAAAAAATATGCGACTTCACAAAATGGAGGATATGTAAATAATAAACGTCCGGCAAGCGATAACAAAGTTGGTGAAATAGATTTTTAAGGGGGATAAAATGAGAAGTATTGAAGAAATAAAAAAGGCTATTGAAGAACATTATGACAAAATGGAAAGTGTAGATGATTTGAATATCTGGAATGAAAGTTTAAACCAATTAAATGATGAATTGAAAATGGCGGAGAAGCTTCAGGAAGAAGAAAAAAATAGCGATCCAAAAATTATAGCGGAAAAGAAAAAAGAAAAGGAGAATCGGGAAATAAAGAACCTTGCAGAAAGTGGAATAGGAAACAGATATTTGCAAGTAGATATTCATTCCTATATTGCAGAAACAGAAGAACAAAAAACGGCTATAGAAATAATAAAGCAGTTTATCACAAATCCAATAGACAAAAACCTTTGGCTTGTAGGAGTTGCAGGAACAGGCAAAACTTTACTTGGTGCAATTATCTGTCGATACTGTGGGGCAAAATATTATAAAAGCTATCAGATAAAAGATGAATTAGAATACGCAAGGAGCTTTAATGCAAAGAAAAAGCCGACAGAATTAATAAATGATTATGCGGATATTTCTGTTATGATAATTGATGAAGTAGGAAGATATAGAAGCCCTGCAGAACAAGAATATTTATTCAGAATTCTGAATGAAAGATACGAAATGAAAAAGCCGACAGTTTTAATTTCAAATATGGAGAAAAAAGAATTCGGAGAATATTTAGGTGCTCCTGTTGTAGACAGGTTCAGAGAAGGTTGCAAATGTCTTGAATTCAAAGGCGAAAGTTACAGGGCAAGAGAACGAAACGAATGGGATGGAAAAATAAACGAAAAAATATTTGATTAAATAGGGGGCAATATGTTTGTAGATGAATTAAGGAACTTTCACTTTAAAATCGGGGAAGTTGAAGAACAATGGATCAATGAAAATGTTGAAAAGTTAGATGATGAAAAAAAATTGAACTTTTCAAGAGAGTTGAGAAACTATAAAGAAGTTACAATAATGGCACTTAAAAAAGTGTACCAGGATGTAACAGGGAAAAAGCCAAACAATTATTATTGGGCGGTGTGTGCTGAATGCGGGTGTGAATATGATTATGAATTAGATATGTGTCCTGCCTGTTATGACAGAAAACTTGACTGTAGAATTAAGGCTGTAAAGTTGTCAGAGTTTCAACCGCCCCGAAACGTTATCAGATATAATAAAACTTATAGCATAGGCGATAAAAACGAACCTGTTTGTTATAATTGCGAAAACAAAGAAGGTTCTTACTGTATGAAGTTTGGAAATCCCGATTGGAATTGTAAACGGGAAGAATTTGAAACTTGTGCTTGTAAAGTCTGTTGTTCCAGAATAAAAGCTGAAAACAGAAAAATAAAAGAGAATAAAAAAAGTAACCGTGTAAGTTACGCAATACCATTGAAGTAATGCAATATAGTGTTGACAAGATAATATAATAGTGTTAAGATTAATATAACTTAAATCTAGGGGGTAAAAAATGATTTTAAGTAACAATGGCAATTTGCCAAAACCTTATGTTGATTTTGTAGAAAAGACCTGCAATCAGAAACATAACGAAAAAG